TGTACAAGGTGACTTTAAAGACAAAATGATTAGTGTTGAATATATCAGTAAAAAAGGTAAAGAAATGTGTCATAGTATTATGATACCTATTGGTAGAAAAGTAAGACAAGCTCTTAAAATAGAAAAGAAGAGAGCAGCTGCAAAAGCAAAATTAGAAGCAAGTAGAAGAAGTGCATAATGATTATAGTTGATTTACACCAAGTGCTTATTAGTAATCTGATGGCACAAATGAGTAGAGTATCTTACCAGAAAGGCAATCAACAAGGTATTGCCAACAAAGAAATGGTTAGATATATGGTATGTAATTCAATTAAAGGATACATTAGAAAGTTTAGTAGTGAATACGGAAAAGATTTAGTACTTGCTTGTGATAGTGGTAATCCTTGGAGACGAGACTTCTTTCCTCAATACAAAGCAAGTCGTAAGACAAGTAGAGAAGAGAGTACAAACGATTGGGATAACCTATTTAATCTCATATGGGAAATCAAAGAAGAATTAAAAGAGAACTTTCCTTACAAAGTAATCGCTATTGACAATGCAGAAGCAGATGATATTATCGCTACCATTGTTAAAATGCAGACAGAAGACAAGTATCTAATTATATCAGGCGATAAAGACTTCAAACAATTACAGAAGTATAGTAATGTAAGTCAATATAGTCCAATACAGAAACATATGGTTGTTGAAGATAATCCAACTAGATACTTACACGAACAGATTATCAAAGGCGATAGGTCAGACGGAATACCTAATATCCTATCAGCAGATGATGTCTTTATTACAAAGACAAAACAAAGTCCTATTACAAAGAAGAAACTAGAAGAGTGGTCGCAGATTGACGATATACCACTAGGTTCAGAAACAAAGAAATATTACAATAGGAATAAGAAGTTGATAGACCTAGACCAGATACCTAACGCTATGGTAGAATCTATTATAAATAGCTATAACGACTATGAAGTACCAAGTAGGTCCAAACTACTACCTTACTTTATAGATAATAAACTGAAATCGTTGATTGAACACATTAATGATTTTTAATATTGCAATATTAAGAGGAAAATGAAATGGCAAATGAAAATATAAATCAAAGTATGAAAATGGCAGCAATGTCTTCTTCATCAATGGCTCTCACTTACCACGAAATCCTAACTAAAGTTAACAATGCTAAAGACAAGGCAAAGAAGACAGAAATCCTACGCCAGTATGATAGTGTCTCTTTGAGACAAATACTAAAAGGTGCATTTGACCCGAAAATACAATGGGACTTACCAAAAGGTAACCCACCATATCTTCCAAATGAAGCGCCTGTAGGTACTGAACACACTTTCCTTGATTCCGAAGCAAAGAGACTTTGGCATTTCGTAAAAGGTGCAGACCAAAATCTATCCAAAGTAAAAAAAGAAACTTTGTTTATTCAAATTTTAGAAGGTTTACATCAAACAGAAGCAGAATTGCTTATTGCTGTAAAAGAGAAGAAGTTAAATAATATGTACAAAGGTCTAACGGCTAATCTTGTAAAAGAAGCGTTTGGGTGGAATGACGATTTTGTTAAGCTAGAAGCATAACAATACAACGGTTTTAGGGTATTTTCCATACTAAAAATACCCATATTTCCCCAAAATAAGCTCATTTTTTGCTTGACAATGTACCTAGGAAGTGATAGAATAAATAATATTAATGATTGAGAAAGGTATATAATGAAAAGCTTGATAAAAACGATAGTATATGTACTTGCATTTTTGTATTTGTCTGGTGTAGCATTACACTTAACTATGCAGAAAGCAAAGGCAGATGACTATGTTGTGGCGACTAGTGCCCACATCATAAAAGAAACGGTTAACGGTAACATTGACCATAGTGCTGTGTTGAAGTCTGAACTTGAAAGATTAACACACTCAATGGCAATAGAAATGACTTTTGTATTACAGAAGCATTTACCAAATATATTAGAGAGCATTGCTTCTGATATTAGAGTTAACGGTATAGATAAAGTGTACAAAGAAAGTCAAACAAAGGAGTAGTATGTTAGAAAACTTAATTTACTCAATGGCTGACTTGGTTTCTCTTATGAAGACCTTGGCGCCGATTGAACTATGGGTGATTATACTTGGTGGTATAACATCATTTTTGATTATGGAGTATAGTGATAGAAAAAGACAAAGAGACGAAAAAATCAAAAGATAGGGAGAACAAACACCAGTGCCGAAAGAAACTAAACCTAAATCAGTTAGGTATGCAACTTTAAAGAAGAGAGTAAAGGCAGAATATGAGCATACTAGACAATACAAGACTACCTATAAAGACATTAAGAAAGTCTTTCAATGGATAAATGAGGCAGTCTTTGACGCCAAACTTGCACCGTTTAATGAGATAACGATACGAGATTTGAGACCGATAAAATGTTTTGGTCAGGTTACACAATGGGAGTGGAAAAGAAAAGGTACACAATCGTTTCATTTAGAAATGGCAGACAAGTATAAGAATAAAAAAGAATTCATTAGTACATTGGCACACGAAATGGTCCATTTGTATCAAATGAGAAACGCAGGAGATAGTGGTAATCATAATGCTCTATTCTATTCATTTAAGAAACCAATGAGTAGAGCAGGCATAGATATGATTTAAACTAATATAACATTATGGTGAGAAAAGTGAAAATAGACTACAAAGAGAAAATCCGTATAACTAAATTATGGATTAAAAGAGTATTAGGTGTATCAATGTTATTCTTAATAACATATGTAATAGGTACATTTAATCCTAATACACACTCTACAAACAAATTAGCAAAAGAATACGAAACAAAATACCTAGAACGACTAAAAGAGTTAGATTTAAGAGAACCAGAATTTACATACAAAAATGATATACAATTTGTTAGGGCAACTCATAAATGTATTGACTTCTTAAACTTCTCACAACCAGATGTGTTTAGAGTACCATACGAAATGATAACAGCACAGGCTGCTTTAGAGAGTGGTTGGGGTACAAGTAGATTTGCAGTTGATGGTAATAATCTATTTGGTATTAGAGTATTCAACAAAGACTATCCACATATGTTACCATTAGGTATGCCAAAGTGGAAAGGTTGGGGTGTAAGAATATTTGCTACGAAGTGTGAAAGTGTAAAAGAATATGTTAGGTTGATGAATGAACACCCAGCCTATGAGAAATTCCGTAAGTTGAGACTAAAACAACTTGCAGAAGACGGCGAAATGGATCCAATAGAGTTAATTAAGACATTGGATAAATTTAGCACAACGCCTGATTATGCAGCTCGTGTAATCAGTATTATTAAAAAAGTGAGAAAATTAGAGGAGAGTAAATAATGGCACGACCAAACAATTGGGAAGACGAAAGTTATAATAATATCAAAGAAGATAACAGACCGTATATGGATCCGTATCTGAAAGATATGATTGAGAAAGCATTTAAAATTTTTGATACATTGCAGAAAGGTAAAGCAAAAGTCTACTTCACAGGTTTCTGGGCAGCAGATGTAATGCGTTGTTTTCCTGGTAGGCAATCAAATAAAATATTTAAGAAAATGCAAGTAGCATTAAACAGAAGTGACCTACAATTCTTTCAAAAGAAGTTAGAGTATGTAGAAGGCTTTGAATATATAGTAAAGAGAAAGTAATATGGGTATATTAGCATTTTTATCAGCGATTAGTATATCAAGCGTAGCTGCTTTGTATAGTATATTAGGACTTGCAGCCATTTTTAGTGGTGCAAAGATACCTATTATGATTATGGGTGGCGTGTTAGAGGTAGGTAAACTTGTTACCGCCTCTTGGTTATATCAAAACTGGAAGAACAAAGACTTACCTATAACAATTAAATACTACTTGACAACTTCTGTAGTTGTGTTAGTGTTTGTTACCTCTATGGGTATATTCGGTTATCTATCAAAGGCACACCTAGACCAGGTTGTACCTACTTCATCTAATACAGCGAAAGTTGAATTGATTGATAAACGAATACTACAAGAAGAACGAATAATAGAACGAGCAGAAAATACCTTATTGCAGTTAGATAAATCTATTGAAGTATATCTAAAGAATGACTATGCGACAAGAGGTTTAAGAGAACGAAGAAAACAAGAAGAAGAAAGAAACGAACTTAAACTTACAATAGATACAGCGATGACTAACATAGACAAATATATGTTAGAGAAGAATACATTTGAATTAGAACAATCAAAAATAGAAGCAGAAGTAGGTCCTCTAAAATATATTGCTGAACTGATATATGGAGACAATGCAAAAGACCACTTTGATGAAGCCGTAAGGTGGGTAATCATTGTATTGATATTTGTATTTGACCCTCTTGCAGTATTACTATTGATTGCAGCCAACATATCTCTAGCACAATGGTCTTCAGGTAGAAAGAAGAAAAAAGACATATCATTGAGACAACTTGATTTGAAACTTGCAAAAGAGAATGCTAAACATAAAGAAGCAAAGAAACAGATTGACAACTATAAAGACTTCTTTACGAAGTTAGCAGGTAAACAATTATCAAATGAAGACTATGAGAAGTTTTTTAAGATACTAGGTCATAAAGAATTAAGAGAAATGGGTCTGGATCCTGATGAGATTCGTATTAAAATGGACCAAGTATTAGACTGGAATGCTACCGAAGTAAAGGAAATGCCTTCAAAAAACGACAAAACATTAGTGAAATCAATGCTTGACAAAGATAACTAGGAGTGATATAATATGACTATGATTTACACAAAAAAGAGACAAGAAGAACTTGTCGCAAATGCAGCTAAAATGATGAACAATGCTACCAATAAATGGGCAACTATGTTCTGGACTGGCGTCTGGAAACAATTGTGTATTAAATTCGGAAAGGTTAACTAGTGAATATATTTGTATTAGATAAAGACCCTGTAATTGCAGCCAAGATGAGTTGTGATAAACATATTGTAAAGATGATACTAGAAAGCGCTCAAATGCTATGTACAGCAAAAAGAGTTGCAGACGGTGAATTGTATATTGCAAAAACAAAGAACGGTAGAGACATCAAAAGATGGCGACTACCTAATTCTAACGAAGAGGCAATTATCTACAAGGCAGGTTGGTTAGGTCACCCTAGTACTAAATGGGTAATGGAATCTGCTTACAATTATACTTGGTTGTACAGACACTTCAAAGCATTGAACGAAGAATTTATGGAAAGATTTCCTAAAAACAAACCATTAGGTCATAAGTCTTTTCAGTTGCTAGGTGATATTCTAAAAGAACCACCTCTTAATGCAACACTAAACAAAATTGCAACACTACCAACACCTGCTATGCCTGAAGAATGTAAAGTCTTCAATGAAGGTGTTATTGATGTAGTTGCAAGTTACCGTAAATATTATATTATGAAAAAAGTAGACTTTGCTAGATGGTCACATCCTGGTAAAGCACCTGAATGGTTTACAGAAGGAGTTGCTAATGCAAGTTGAGTATGGTTTACTCTTTTTTGTAATCGGTATGACGGTTACGATTGTAGGTTTCTTTATAGCCTTTCTTGTTGCGACATACAAACCAAAGAAAGCAACAGATGAAGATAACGCTTTAACACAATATCATAAAGATATTATAAATAAAAAATAGAATAAGGAACAATTATGATGATAGAAACATTAGTAGGAAAAACAATTGTACATTTAAATAATATACAATTGAGCCATTGGCAAACAAAAAGTTATAGTGAACACGAAGGACTTGGTGAATACTATACAAAATTAAATACTCTAAACGATAGACTTGTAGAAACATACCAAGGTAATGCAAATACAAGAATACACATTGAAAGCGGTCAACACACATTACAAAATTATCAATCGTGTGACCATACGGTATCTGAAATCGTACAATACGGACAAGATTTAGCGAAAGCGTCTTATGACTTATCGCAAAAGAATGAATTAAACCAGTACGAAGATTTACTTTCTATACTTGAAGATATGGCAGAAGCAGTATCACAAGTACAATTTCACTTGACATTGAAGTAGAACATAATGCCAACATATTCGTTTAAAAACACAAAAACAGGTGAAGAATTTACTGAATTAATGGGTATTTCTGAAAAAGAGAAGTACCTAAAGAAGAATAAACATATTCAGCAGATGGTCACTTCTATAAATATCATTAGTGGAACAGGATATAGTAGTAGACTTAAAAACGATAGTGGATGGAAAGAACTTCAATCAAAGATTGCAGAAAGAAATCCTGGTACCAACTTCTCAGCCGAACACGGCAAAAGGTCTATCAAAGAAATAAAGACGAGACAAGTATTACAAAAACATAAAATATTACCGAAAGATTAAATGAACAAGTTATTACTAATATTGCTATTCGTCCTTACTACTGGTTGTAGTGCAAACCTATCAAGTTTGTTTACGGTAGGTGGTATGACTAGTGCAGTTGCAAGTAAGAATAGTGCAAGTATGGCGTATAGTGCTTTTGACTTGGGTGTTATGGCGACAACAGACAAGAACATTAGAGAACACGCTTTAATAAAACTTGAAGAGAGTAAAAAGGAGGACCTTGATGACTAAAGACATACCAGATTATATGCGAGGGTTTGATTTAAATGACGAGAGTTGGGGTGTAGGACCTGCTGTTGCAGAAGTACCTAAATCTGAACCAGGCATTGACCCAAAGAAAATAGATAGTCAATCTGCTGAACTATCTAATATTAAAAATGATGTATCATCTATAAAGTCAGCGATGAATGAAATTATGCAGATAGTTGCTGAAAAAGATACTATAACAAAAGAACTAACAGATGAAGATGTTGCGAAGAGATTTAAAGATTTAGAGAAAATCGTTTTACCTTTTCTATACAACTTATCTAAAACGGAGGAACCTTATATTCATTGGCCAAATAGAGGACCAATTATTAAGGCACAGATTGAGAAGATACTAAAACTAACAAGGGGGTAATTTATGTCCAGTAAAATGGCACACAAAGAACTGAAAAAGGAAGTGAATGTATTAGAACAAGTAAGAAATAATGATAGAAGTTTTGAGACTTGGAAACAACTCAAAGAAGGTAAGAAACTTAAATTAAAGGCAAAGGAAAAATTAAATGAAATTAAGTAAGAATTTTAGTCTGAAGGAACTAACTGCTTCGCAAACAGCGGAACGGAAAGGTATTAATAACAATCCTAATGACGACCAAATTACTGCTATGCAAAAGTTATGTGAAAACATCTTACAACCAGTAAGAGACCATTACGCTACACCGGTAACGGTATCAAGTGGATTCCGAAGTGAGGAATTATGTGTATCTATTGGAAGTAGTGTTAACTCACAGCACGCCAAAGGTCAAGCGGCCGATTTTGAAATTTTTGGGGTACCGAATGCTGAACTAGCAAAATGGATATCTGAAAATTTAGATTTTGACCAATTGATATTGGAGTACCATAAGACAGACGAACCTAACAGCGGTTGGATTCATTGCTCATATAAGTCTACTACAGACAATAGGAAACAGACTTTAAGAGCATTTAGAAACGACCAAGGTAAGACACAATACGAAGAATACAAACCTGCTTGAGCGCTTGGTGAGTTTTCTAAAGACGATATAATTAATATGTACGCTAAAAAAGGTTAGGTGCTTGACAAATGTATCGTGTGATGATATAATAAGTGATAATTAAATAAGATAAGGATTAATATAATGGCTAAAGAATTTAAGTTTGTTGATTTGAACAAAGACCTACTACCAAAGACAAAAGGTCGTAGACAAAACGGTGTTCGTTTTTACGAAGTTGACGGACAGAATTATCCTTCTGTAACCTCTATTTTAGGTATCAGAAAAACAGAAGGTCTAAAGAAGTGGCGAGAAAGTATCGGTGAAGATGTCGCCAACTTTGAAATGCGAAGAGCCGCAAATCGTGGTAAAGCAACTCACAATCTAGTAGAGAACTATATCAAAGGTGAAACACCTAGTGAAAGAGGTGTACTACCTCTTGGTCTATTCAGGTTAATGAGACCCTACCTAGAGAACATTGGTGATGTACACTTGATTGAAGAGATTATGTACTCTAAAGAGTTAACACTTGCAGGTCAAGTTGATTGTATCGCTCAATATAGAGACAAACTTTCAGTAATTGATTTCAAAACTGCCAACAAAGAAAAGATTGAAGAGTGGATTGATAATTACTTTTTACAGACAACTGCCTATGCAATTATGTATGAAGAGATATTCGGTACACCGATAGAACAAATCGTCATATTAATCGCAGGAGAAGATGGTTCTATGCAAGAG